ATGCTGCTCCCCTCCCCGACGGACCGTCTTATTCTGCGCTGTTGGCAGGATGAAGATTTTCCCGCATTCGCCCGGATGAACGCCGATTCCCGGGTGATGGAGTATTTTCCCGCTCCGCTCTCCCTCCCGGAATCCGCCGCTTTCTTCGACCGCATCCGCCGGGAATTCGAAACGGAAAGGTTCGGACTCTACGCCCTCGAACGTCGCACGGACGGGGAGCTGCTGGGTTATACGGGACTTCACCGGGTCACGTTCGACGGACCGTTGTACGGCCGGGTGGAAATCGGCTGGCGACTGCGTATAATCGCAAAATTCATTTGTGCCGATTGTAAAATTCAAATGTGCATTTTTTCGTGATTTTTGCACTCTGAACAAAAAGCGTTTAACTCGTGTTCAAACGGTATTTAATTGCCGTTCGACAAACACGAAATTAAACGCTTTTTCTTGTGAAAAATATCTCGTAATCCTTTGTAGTTTAGTATCTTTTTCTTATATTTGTACAAAGGAATTAAACGATCGGAATGTTTACGCGGCAACCTTGTCGAGTAACGTTATAATGTTTTCTTTTATCTTCCGTTTGTCTCGGTTCCACTCGACCGGATCAATCCCTTTCTCGTATTGCGGATAAGGTTTTTCCGGCTTTATAAACCGAAAGTGTTTGCAAAGTGGGTAAATGTAGCGATACGTTTTCACCTGCAACACCTCCAAATCGCCAATCAAATAGGCGATATTCGAGCGCAAATATCCTGTCGGCGACGTTGTGGTCGTCAAAATCTGCTCGTGTATCATTTCTCCCGTGCGCTTGTTCCGCAGGAACCGCGTGTAATGGAATCCGTAATACCGGAAATTCGACGCCTTGTAAATCGTTCCGCAGCCGAGGCGACCGTCGGCGAAGCTCTGAACGGCGACGATGTTCGGATCAGCTTTGCGCAGCAGTTTGAGCGACGCGGCAATCAACACACTTTCGGCGTTCTTTCCCAGCGTATCGTCGATCCACATGCGATTGAGCTCGCAAACCCACGCTTTCGGGTTTGGGTGCGTGAATATCTTTGCAGCGGGGTTCTTCATGTACCCGTAAACGGCAACTCCGAGGCATTTGTCGGGTTCTTCCGCCCGGAACACGCCGAAATTGTACTTTCCGAAGCCGCCCTCGTTCCACTTGTGCGAGTAGTGGTTCTCCACGATCATACGCTTTGCTTCCTCTTTGGGCACGCCCTTGATAATCAATTTCCCGAGCGTGGAGGTCTCTTTCACGATCGCCAGCCCGTCGATCGGCTGGGCTTCTGCTTGTTTCTTACATGTCATTCAGCATAATGCAATGTTTTTAGGGGTTTATAAAATGGTGTTCAAAATGTTTTCGTATCTTTGTGGTCTCTTACCTCTGCAACATAAAATTATGTTTGCGTAACATATAGGCAAAATAAAACGCCACAACGCGACCAAAGGTCTATGCCCTCGGTTGTGCGTTGTGGCGCATTTTATGTTAGTACAGAGGTAAGAGGCTTACTAACAGCCGGGGGCTTTTTTCTTTTCACCCCCAAAAATTTAGTGGTTTCGGTTCTAACGGTTCAGCAGCTCGTCCACGTCCTGCTTGCACTTGTTCCGGTACGCTTCAAATTCCCGGAGTTCCTGCCCGTGCTCCTCGGTGTCGGCACCGTTGGCGAGTAGAGCGATCTGTGCGTCGATAGAGTACTGCTTTCCGATCAACCCGGCAATAAACTTGCTCCGGCGGTTCTCGTCGGTGACGTCTTTCGCCTCGATGATCGTCGAGCCGTCCTCCATGTCTCCCGTGTAGGAATAGCCCTCGATCGGGTTCTCGTGTTCCGGCATGTCAAAGGTTGCCGCCTGTTCGTTCAGATAGAGCAGATAATGCCCGTTGTCATACTTGACAAATGCGTGCCTTTCGGCGTGGTTTGCTGTTTTCATTCGTTTTTGGTTTTTACTCGGGGTCGATGATCTTGTAGAAACACCGACCGCCCTCGATCTCTTGTTTTATAATCCGGCAATACGGCGGGTCTTGCGGGTCTATCTCCACCCCGTCGAGTTGCTTTACGAGTGCCTGCGACCCGGTGAAACATATATGCTGCACCCACTCCGGGCGTGTCGTCCCGTCGGGTTGCGGCACCTGCTCCTCAATCTTGAATTGCAGGGTTAAACACGTGTCGCGGTACCGCGATTCGCCAATTTGGTAGCCCGTGAGCTGTAACACCCGGTTGAGGATGTTGTCAATTTTGAGCTTGGCACCCTCAAAATTGCCTTTCTGTTTCTGTACTTCACTAAATTTTTTCATACCGATAGTATTTAATAAATGGATTGAATCGCAATGCTGCATGAAGCCGAGGTTAGACGCCAGTTTGAGGCGTATTTCCTCGTCCGGCAAACCGCGTTTTCTGAACGCCGCCACTTTCCGGCAAAGGTTCTTTTTGTTCCGCTTGCGGGCGAGGCAATGGGTGTGATACGTGACGTAACCCACGAAATCGACGCCCCGGCTCTCGACGGGGAATATCTGGTAATTCCGTTTGATGTCGAGTGCCCGTTCGTGGTTCAAATAGTGGTTGATAAACACCAAATGTCCGGAGAGCGTCGCTTTGTCCGCCGCCAGCAGCACTATGTCGTCGGCATAGCGGTAGTAGTAACGGACTTTGAGCCGCTCTTTGATGATGTGGTCGAGCTCGGAAAGATAGAGGTTTGCGAAAAATTGGCTTAGGTAGTTGCCTATCGGTACCCCGTCCGCCGAGCAAATGATCTCGTCCAGCAGACCGAGCAGTTCCGGGTCTTTGATCTTGACTCGGACAACCTGTTTGAGGATGTCGTGGTCTATGGACGGGTAGAATTTGCGGACGTCGAGTTTCAGACAATAGGCGGTACCCTCGGGGTCGGCTTTCATTTCGCGGCGCAGGCGATTAAGGCACGGATGTATGCCCCTGCCTTTCACGCAGGCGTACACGTCCCGCGTAAAATTGCTCACCCATATAGGCTCCACGACCAGCATAATCGCCCAATGTACGACCCGGTCGCGGAACGGCAGTTTATAGATGATCCGTTCTTTCGGCTCGTACTTGATGAATACGTCGTAATGGGAGGTGTGATAGGTGTGCGTGCGGAGTTCGTGTTCAATTTGGCGTAGGTTCGCCTCCAAATCGGAGGCAAACTCTTGAACCTCGGGGCGTTTTCGTTTTCCCTCGCTGGCGTGGTAAAACGCCGCTTCTAAATTCTCATAAGCGCAGACACGCTCGTAAAGGTTGCCAAATCGTTTCATTCATCGGGTCGGTGGTTCTGTGGTTCTGCTTTGCTAACTTGGGAGCGTTCGAGCTGTCGCCAGCCTACCGGCACCCGTTCTGCGTTTGTTATCTTCCGCCAAGCGGCGAGGTTCTCTTTGACGCTTTTATTCCTGTTACTACTTGCAAAGTTTAGGGGCGAGGAGACATTCGCATTCGAATTCGTCGCTGCATTGTTCGCATTCGTCACGAACGCGCCTGCATTCGTGCCATTGTTCGACGAACCGCCTACCAAGCGGACACGGAAAAGCAAACACCTCCTAAAGAGCAACCCGTCCTACATTATCGGACGCGCAAAAATACTGAAAACGCGGCATATAGGCAAAGAAACCCCGAAAATTAAAAAAAATCGACCCGCCTAACGGCGGGATAACAAAATACTATCCCGCCGTGTCGCATGCTTATCGGTATGTCAAAATTTCAAAGAACGCTCGTTTTTTCGTTTTCGTCTTATTCGCTTATCGTGGGGTCTTCACTGAAAAAGCAGAGGGGCGAGGAGACATTCGCATTCGAATTCGTCGCCGCATGGCTCGTATTCGTCACGAACGCGCCCGCACCCGTGCCATGGTTCGACGAACCGCCCACCAAGCGGACACGGAAACCTATGTCATTTGGTATATAATAATAATCGGCGAAATAAGTTGCGGCAGTTGCGCCGACTTCCGTTGGAACACAACAAAGCAGATGCGTTGAATACTTTTTGATGTAGCCGCCAACGCGCGATAATTCCGCCGCGAGCAACATGCCCTCGGTATTCGTCCAACTGAACCCGGCATAAAGCGACGGCGCGACATACGCGAGCGTTTTTTCCGCGCCCACGTCGATAACGAGACCCCCGCAGACGCCCCACAGGTGCCCGAACGGGTTTACGAGACCGAAGAACACCGGAACGGGTGCCGTGTAAACCGCCGTGCCGTCGCCTTTCGTCACGCTGTACTCCACGACGCCGATTCCGTCGCCTTTTTCCAAGCCGACGGAGGTCGGAACGATCGGATAATAACCGTTGTAATCACCCCAGTTCGGCATATTCGTGACGCCCGACCCGAGCCCGCCTTGATACAGACCGTCCGCGTCGAGTTCGGCGTTGTATGCCGATTGCGAGTGTCGCGTGCCGAGGATGATGCGCATCGTGTACTCCACGACCGCACGGGCAACGTACCAACAGGCGTCCCAACCCTCGCCGCGCTTGCGGGCGATCGTGCTGAAATTGCCGTACGGGTAAGACGTCGCAGCCATGCCGAGCATCGTTCTCTGCGGCGCATCGACTGCGAGGTCGGCATACGACGACAACACGCTGCCGTTGCCGCCCCGGTAACGCGCATCGGTGGAAATGACCGAGCAGAGCTTCTGTTCCGTGCGGTCGATCACCCCGGCGGAAAACCACGAAATGCCGCCCGCAGGCACGTAAACCGATTTCTTGCCCGGAATCGGCTGGAACGTGATCGTCTCGATCGTGCGGTTCCCCTCTTTCCACGTCGTGTAATAGTGCGCGTTCCAGCACCACATGCACTGCCCCTGCGTGCCGTCGAGCTTTGCCGGGCTGCCGTCCTCGTAGCGGTTGGAATCCGCCGGGTCGAGCTTGCGGCGCACGCGGTCGTCCGTCACGAGGTAGCGACCGAGCCCCAGTTTTTTAGGCAGCTCTTTGAGGGCGGCGAGACTGCCGTAATACCCGGCAGCGACCGGGGACGAGTTCGTCTCGTCCCAATACCTGCCCGCGATCGGGTTGCCCGCCGTCTCGACCGCTTCGGCGAGGTTCATGCGCCGCGTCTCGCCGCTCTCGTCCTGCACGGGTACCGCCATGTCCGACAGCTTGCCCGTAGCCCAAGGCAGCTCGTTGATCCGTTTTGCGTTCTGAAACGCCGAAAGCATCGCTCTCACCTTGATTTCTTCCTGTTCCGTAAATGCCATTGTTGCAAATGTTTTATGTTAAAAGAATGTCGTAATCCGCCATAACGAGCAAACCACCGTCCGCGTCTTTGAGAGCCGAGGGGCGGACAACCTCGATCTCGACCGTCTTGTGCAGGGCGGTGTTTTCCGTCGGGATGACGTGCACCCGGCTTTTGCCGAGACCGAGAACCTGCACCGCACCGTCGGGATCAACATCGACCGCCTTGCCGTCACCCAAAAAGAGAACGTTTTGAACCGCGAAGCTCGGCAGGAGTTCGGCTTTGATGTATTGCGTCACCGTGTTGCCGAGGGTGATTTTCTGCGGCGGCGTGACGTTCATCACCAGCGGGATAACACGCCCCGCGCTCTCCACCAAGATACCGAGCAGCGTTTGGCGCACGGCGGCGATGTCCTGCTTGATCTCCGTGTCGGTCTGCGCGAGTTCCGCTTTCGTCTGCGTGATCCGGGAATTCAAAGCGTTCTCCGCACCCTCTGCCCGTTGTTGTTCCCGATCGACCTTGCCCGACAACGCAGCCTCCGCAGCCTCCGCACGCTCTTTCTCGGTTTTGAACGCAGCGGCGACCGCGCTGTTGTACGCCGTCGTGATCTTGGTCTCGAGAGCCGAGAGCAAACCCGTGAGGCTCTCCGAATCCGTAATGCCCTGCAAAAAGCTCTCGATCTCCCGCCACGTGTTGATCGTGCTGTCGGCGGTATCGTTCGACTGCAAAAACGTCTTTAACGTGCTGGCGACCGCATACAAATCTTTATAGTTGGAACCCAACGCCACGAGTGCCGCTTTCGCCTCGTCGAGCGTCGCCCCACCACCCAGCATTTCGCGGATTTTGCCTATATCGTTGTGCGCATTCGTGAGGCTCGTTTGCAGGGCGGTATCCGTCTTGTGCAACTCCTCGATCTCCTTGTCCTGCGCGGCGTCTTTCTTGTGGATGTTATCCACCTCCGCGTTTAAGGCGTCGATCTCTTCTTGCAGGCGTTCGTCCTCCGCCTCGAGTTCCTCGATATTGTCGGCTATGTTATTGAACTGCTCCCGGGAGGATTGCTCGTGCGCCTCATAGTCGGCTTTCAACTTCCGAAAATTGCCCTCGAGTTGTTCACCCGCCGCCGCATCATACTTGCCGTTGAGTTGTTCCGGGAGCCCCTCGACCGACGAAATCGGCACCTTGTCCTCCTCCTTGTGGAAAAAGCTGTCGATCCAGTCCGCGAACTGTGCCTCGGTGGGATATTTACCGCGCTTGAACCACGCTTTTAATTGCGCTATGCTTCTGATTGCCATTCTTGAATCGGTTTATCGGTTATCGTACCCGCATGATGTACGCAAGCACGTAATACGGCGGGCGGTTCTCATGCGCGGCACCCCCGCCCGTCGCATTCGTGCTCCCGAACTGGGTCGTCCGGTCATGCTTGGAGGTAGAGTTCGGGGAGGAGTTGCGCCCGCCGCCTTTCCACGTTCCGCTGTCCTCCGCCCATAGGTTCTGCGGGTGGGTATGCGACGGCATTTCTTTGATCGTGAGCGCGTGTTGTTTTTCGCCGCCCGCTTTGCCGTAGCTGTTATAATCCGTGTCGCTCGGGTTGTGTCCCACGATGAACCGACCCCGTAGATCGGGCATGCGGAAATATCCGCTCGAGGTGGAATAACGCGAACCCGTCGCGCTGTACGCATTATTGAACGTCGAGCCGAGTGCCTTGTACAATTCCGGATAGTCGGTGATTTTGAGCTGCTGACCCTCGCAAAGTTCGTAACCCGCCGGAACCGTCTTGCCCGCCCACATTTGGACGATACCCAACGGCGGGGCGGAGAGCTCCCCGATTGCCGTGTCTTGCGTTTTGATCTTCTCCTCCAGTTCCCGGGGCGTCGGCACGGCGGCAAAGTCGTTCCACTTGTAATTTTCGCTCCCGACACCCGGTTTGAGAAACCGCACCGTGTATGCCTGCGGGAACTCGTAGCCTTGTGCCGTAACGGGGATGATCTCCTGATGCACGTACATACCGCCGGAGACCGTGCCGCCCTCCCAGTAAATGACCTCACCCTCCGGAAAGTCCTTTGTTTTCAGAAAGACATAGCCCGCTTTGCGGCGCGTGCCGTTCTGCTCCGCCTCGCAGCCCAGCAAAATGGACTTGTCCCCGGCGAGGTTGCCGAGTACCTGCAAGAGCGCGATGTTGGTCTGCAAGGCGTCCAGCGTCTCGCAATCGACCGGAAAATTCTTGTTCGGTTGCAAAAGGAACCGTCCTATCGTCTGTTTCATCCTCTCAAATGTAGTTTACCGAAAATCTCTTTGACGCCAATTTGTACGTGCCAACGATCGCACGCAGCCGGGAGACGTCCACCGTGTCGTATAGCGAAATCGGGATGTTCACCCAAAAATCGAATCCGTTGATCCCGCCGAAGCCCCGGCGGTTGATGATAAACGCCCTGCCCGTTTCGCGGGTCGGCAGCAGGAACGCCTGCTCCTCCTCCCGTTTGTGGAGCATCAACACGCCCGCGCCCGCCGCTTCCTCCGTGATCGTGATGCGCCGCTCGATCGGGTCGAACTGGTCGTTAAGCACCGCCCGCAGGTAACACACCTGCCCGTTATGTGTGAGGCGGTAAACGGTATCGCGACGGAACAGCACGAAACGGGTGTGCAGGTACCCCAGCGGCGAGACCATTGCATAGGCGAGCGTCGCAAGGATCGGACGACGCCAGAACGTCGGCAGCAGGAGCAGCGCGAAACGCTTGATATTTACCTCGTATTTACTCATACACGTGTCGGTTTATCGTGATCGTCCCCGCCTTGAAATAGCCCGCGACGGGAACATGCCGGGCGTTGATCGGAACGACTGCCGTTTCCCCGTTCGCCGAGGTCGTCGCGCCCCGGAACTCGACGATCTTCACCCCCTCGACTTTCTGCAACTCATCCACGAGTGCCATATTCGTATATTCGCCGTTGAACGGGAGGTTCTCGATATACGCCCGCACCGTCTCCCGGCACGCACCCTCGACCTCCTCGGGTAACAGCATCGGATCGTAATAAATATCGACCTCGCAGTTGAACGTGTCGGCGTCGATATTTACCAAGTTGATGCGCACCCCCGCGTCCTTGAACTCGGCGATATACGCCGCGAGCTGTGTTTCGGTCTCCTCGTCCAACCTCTGACGCACCCCGCCGTTTTCTCCGGCGACCTTGATCGTCAGAATCGAGGCGTCGTTGTTCTCCACCGCGACGGCGTGTTTCACCACCTTTGCGGCGGCGATGTCGTCCTCGCTCATGCCCTCCGTGTCGTACCTGTCCGTGTCGGCGATCAAGACCTTGTTTTTCATAAACCCCAGCACCTTGTCGCGGTACCACTTGGGACGGTGCGGCAAAATCTCCTCGATACACGAGCTCACCTCACGCCTGTGCTCGTCGAAAAGGCTCTCCACGACCCACGCGGCGCACGCGAAAATGTAGAACAACACGCTCTCCACCGACGCCTTGCTGAAATGCGCCGTAAAGCTGTCGCCAGCCTCGAAGCCGTAGGCACGCGCCACGTCCTCGTTGCGCATGAAATCCCCGGCGATGCCGTCTTTTATCTCTGCAATAGTCCTCGCCATTAGCTCACTATAAAATCAATTTCAATCCCCATAAAACCGATGCCCCCGTAGGGCACGCACGCCAAGTCCTCCGCCGAAATATCGGTCGCCGGACGGATGCCCCGCGCCTCGTAACGTCCGAGAACCAGTTTATCGACCACCGGGACGGTCTCGAGCTCCACGTCCGGGGCGAGCTCTCCCGATACCGGGATGTCGTTTTTGATCGACATGCCGAGGGCACCCTCCACGCCGCCGCTCGTTTGCAGCGCGACGTCGATAAGGCTCTGCCTGTCGAGGGGTTTTACCTTGTTCATCACTCTATCGTTATGCGGTTGTCGTCGATCGAAACGCGCGAAACCGGAACGCCGCACGCTTGAAGCATCTGTTTCGCGTTGTTGCTCCAAAGCGGATCGCCGTTGCCGTTTGCCAGCTTGGTAATCTCGGCACCCACGAGCGGGTGTTCTTTCAACTCGCCCCGGGATGCCAACAGCACACATTCGGCAACCTGCCCGGTATTGTCCCCGAGAGCCAGCGCGCCGCCCTTGACCTGCAAATCGCCCGTGTCCGGGTCTATTAACATTCCAACCATTCGATCAATGTTTTACTTTCTCGTCCTCGTAATCCGATACCGCGACGCCCGGGTGCTGGCTCGTGATTGCCGGAACCACGACCGGAGCGGGGTTGGACTGCGCCGTTGCGCTGCCCGCCACCGCAACGGCACCCGTCGGAATCTCGTGCGTGTGGCTGTTGAACGCCGTGATAAAGTCGTTCAGTTTCTGCGTGAGCTGCTCGATCTTCACCATGCCGCCCAAACCGCCGCCGTTGATGACGACGCCCTCGGGACTGATCTTTACCGTCGTGTCACGGACGGCAATATCGACTTGCCCGTCCACTATCTCCGCCGAGGTATCCCCGATTTTGAGGTCGATTTTATCGACTTTCTCCGCGAGGACGACCACCGCCACCGACGCCCCGAGAAACGACACGACGACGTAGCTGCCGACCGCCGGGAACAACACGACGCCATCCCCGCACTCTTGGTTGGCTTGCAGGTTCACGCCCACGAGCGGCGCGCCCTCGTCGAGCGGGGTGCAGTCCACCGTGCGGGCGTCCTCGTCCACCGCATCGACCGTGCAGACCTTGCAGTACGGTTCTGTGCCTGCCGCCGCCATTTTCCGGATTGCTTCCTGTATCGTCATTCTGCCACTCTCGCCCCGAGGGTGATTTCCTGTCGGAAACCGCTCGGGGAGTATTTTATTACGTTCTTCTGTACTTGATAGACGCCTTTGCGCTCGCCGTCGATCTTGATACCCACGTTGTCGAGCTTATCGACCAGCTCCGCGCCGAACGTCGTAAACGAACCCACGAGACCGTCACGTTTCAACCGCTCGAGCTCCTGTTTCGCCCATGCCTTTAACTCCGCCTCCTGCTTGTTGTAGGTGTGCAGCGTCCGGGTTTCCCCGTCCGTGTCGCCCACCTCGACCCGGATTTTCTTGTTGTTCGGCATAAGAGAAACCGCCTTGACCTTGATTTTCACGTCGGCGGCATTCTGCACTTTGAGCTGCGTGTCGTCGATAAGGTTCAACCCCATTGCAAATACCTGTTTCGGGGTCTTTCCGCGCTCGAACAGCACGCCCGAGTACAACACAGGCTCGTCGTCCTCGATGCGGATAAACGACCGCACGCCGCCGTGATCTTTCAACTGCCCCAAAAGCGCGCTCAACGTGTCCGCCGTCACGCGGTACTGCCCGATTGACTGCTCCCCGAAAACCTTATACCCGATACCGAGCTCTTGGTCTTTGAGGATCTGCCCGATCGTGGCGTTCTTGTAGGCGAGCTTCTTCGCCTCACGCTGTTTGAGGCGGAACATGTAATCCTCGCAGGTGATCGTCGTCGGGGTTTTCAGCCCGAGGGTCGTTATAAAACCCCGGAAAGCGAATTGCAGGTCGCCGTCGTACCCCAGCCACACCGTCACCTCGTCGCCGCGCCCTATCGGGATCGTGCTTTCGCCCTGCCATTTCACTTTTTTAGGCAACTGCAAAACGCACGTGTCCGTGAGCGTCTCGATGTCGCGGGTGATCTCCACCGAGGCGACCTTATCGAAAACCCACGTTTTCGCGCTTCTGATCTCTATTTTTGCCGTTAGCCTAAACATTGCTCAATCGCTTTTCAAATGCCGTTTAATACTCGGTGCTCTTGATTACATAGTCCTCGTCCGAGAGTGCCCGCACCTCGATCGTCTGACGGTTCGACGCCGTTTCCTGTTTGAGCGAGAACCGCGTGACGACCATACGCCCGATGCCGAAAATCGACAGGAACACGCTCGTTACCTCGACCGCCTTGTTCTCGTCCAAGAACTCCCGCACCTTGCGGATGCCCTCCTCCGGGTATTCGTCCACGATCTGCCCGGCGGAATCCACAGCGACGATACCGACGCTTATGCTGATGTCATAGTCGCCGTTGCAGATGTACTCCTTGATCGTACCGTTCAACCCGACGAGCGTCGTGCGGACGATGTGTTTCTCCTGCGTGACGGTGACGACCGCATCGTTCACGACCAGCGTTTCGCCGTCCTCCTTGCACAAGGTCAGCTCCGTAAGCACGTAACGGCTCTCCCAAAACGTCCGGTCGGTGATCGGTGTGGCGACCTCCGTGCCCTCGGGTGCCCCGCCGTGCCCCTCCCACGAGGGAGCCTCCTTGTTCACCCGCGAGGGGACAAGACGCGCAAGGGCGACACGTGCGCGGCGGGCGACGCCTGCCGCCACGAACTCAAAACTTATAGGGGACAATCCGCTCATTACATTGCATAGTTTACGTCGTTCACCGCCCCGGTCAGAGCCTCCGCGACCATTTCCTTGACCTTGCCGATGTCCTCGTGCATATTGGTCGTGTGTATCTCGAACTTGTCGATCAACTTCTCGATCGTCACGTTGATGTTTTTGATTTTATCCGCCTTGTCGGAACTGCCGCCGATGCCTGCCAGCCCTGCCGAAATAGACCCGCCGCCCGAATCCGGAGCGACGACGACCGGATCACCCGTTTCGCCCGCCTCCGCTTTCTTCTTGGCTTCCTGCTCCGCCTTGCTGCGCGCCATTTCGCCCTCGTAGGCGTCATTAAACGCCTTGCCGACGCTGCTGCCGAACTCCGAGAACCCGCCTTTTAACCGATTGATCGCCTCCTTGATACCCTTACCGTCGAGCGAAAACGCCGCTTTGATGAGATCGCCGATAGACCCGAACACATTTTTCGCCAAATCCCAAATACCCTTGAACGTGGCGACGAACGCCGCGCCGAGACCTTTAAGCACGGCACGGAATTTCGCCGAGGTATTCCAAAAATAGACGCCCAATGCGATAAGTCCCGCGATTGCGGCGGCGATCCAGCCGATGATCGGGATGTTCATGATAGCGATACCCACAGCCCGGCACGCCGAAACCGCCGCGCCCTTGAACGTGGCGAAAGCTCCCGAGGCGATGCCCGCGAACGTTGCCGACGCCGCGCCGCTCGTGACAAGGGAAAGAACCCACGCCCCGAGAGCCTTTATGCCCGAGAGCAGCCCCACCGTTGCAAAACGGATAACGGCAGCGGTCGCCCGGGCGATGTTCCCGAGAAACCCGATAGACACCATTTTTCCCGTACGGAGTTCATCGTTCAGAAACAACAACCGATAACGTGCGACCGTTACCATACGCGAGAGGGACGAGAACACGCCCGCGAAATTGATGCTCTTTACCCGCATCATAGCTTTGCCGACGCCCATAATAAGCGGCATAAGCTGCGAGAGCGGAACGAGCGAACCCGCGACCGTTTCGACCCAAATGCCGAAATCTCCCGTCGCGTTGAACACCGAAATGCGGAAATCGTCGAACCGGGCTTGCACCCGGGCTTTCTTCTCGTTGTACGATTCCATGATGATCCCCGCCTGATCGAATGCCGTGTTCGTTCCGGAAATGACGTCCGTGTATCGGTTCACCTCGTCGATGCCCTGCACGAGAGCCATTGCCGCGTTGCTGTTCTCGCGCCCGAATAGCTTTGTAAACAAAGCCGTATCGTTGAGCACGGTTTTAAGGGGCTGTAAACGCTCCGTGAGGGTTTTCGATTTGTCCGTGAGGGCGTTTATGTTTACGCCCGCCGCCGTGAGCTCCTCTTTGACGTCTTTCGGCAGGAAACGCCCCGTCGAGAGTATCGACATGACGTTTCGCAGGGCGACACCGCCCTCGGCTCCCTTTTTGCCAGCCTTGTCGAGCACCTGTATCGCGGCATTCGTCTCCTCGAACGAGACGCCCGCAGCCTTTGCAGCCATACCGCATTGCTCGAGCGCGACTTTGATCGTCGGCAGCTCGGCGGAGCCTGCCTGTCCCGCCGCCGCCATGACGTTCATCATCTGCGCCATTTTGCGGCTCGCCTCCATAGGATCGGCAAGCGAGACCCCGTACTGGTTCATCGCCGTTGTGAGCACCTCGGCGGCGGCTTTCGCATCCCCGCCCATCGTCTTGCTCAACACGGCGATGTTGTCCCCCATAGCTTTAAGGGCGTCCGGGGTTTTGGCGAGCTCCGGGGAGAGCTGCGAGAGCAGCAGTTTGTACGATTCGACGCTCTGTGCCGCCGAACCGCCGAACGTCTTTGCCGCATCCCGCGCATAACGCTCGATCGTTTTAAGGCTTTCGCCCGTCTCGCCCGAAATTGCCGACAGATCGGCGAGCGAGGCGTTGAGGGCGGCACCCGGGGCGAGCGTCTCGTCCACCGTGCGCGAGAACCCCTCGACAAACTGCGAAAGCTGGTTGAACGCGACGACCTTTCCGGCAAACGAATCCCAAAGCCCCGACGCCTGTTTGACGGTATTGTTCAACGCGGTGACGTCCCCCGTAATCTGTTACGCTACGGTGGAGGCGTCCCCTGTGATGTTGAACGAATAATTAAAGGCGTACTCACTCATTGTCCGATGTCTCGAAAAGTTTTGCTAAAATCTTGGCAAGGTTGGTTAATCGCGTTCCCTCGACCCATACCGCCTCGGAAAACAACTGCGCCCACTCCTCCTCGGTGAGCTCGCGCGGGTCGATATGGAAATTCGCACGGATAAGGGCGCACCCTTTGGCGATATACTGCTCGTCGTCGTTATCGCTCAACCGATACGCCTCTACACGTTTTTTAAGCGGCTGGTTACGCTGTTGAACAGTTCCCCGAGCTGGCGGATCGCGCCCATGCGTACCAGCATGTCGGTTTTCATAACCGGATCACCGCCGAGCCAGCAGTTCTCGAACAGGGTCGTCGTGCTCTTGATCTCGTCCTTTTTGGCGAGCTGGTTTACCGCCGACATGGTTTCCATACTCGGGCGGCGGAAATACCCGACGAACAGGTCGCCGTCGTCCTCGACCTCGATCATGTGCACCTTGCGGTGTTCGTTTTTCCACGCCTTGATCTGCTCCTCCGACACGCCGCCATTGCAGATGTGCAGCGTCTTGACGACCTCCCCGGTGTCCTTGTCCTTGTAGGTTCTCACGCCGTCCTTGTCCGTGAACACGAGCGTGCGGACTACTTCGCCTTTGGCGTCCTTGATCTCCTCGGTGTTGTTGTTCTTGTTCATAAATCACTCGATAAAAAGGGGCAGGCAGTCACGCCCGCCCCGGTTAAACTTGCTTTTATACTTTGTGCCACTTGATATGCGAGGGCACCAGCTCGAGATCGACGAGCTGCCGCGTGTCCCCCTCTTTCCAGTTGCGGGCGTTCTTCTTGAAACGGCAGTTCATAATCTTGTCGATCACGATCTGCCCGTCCTCGGGGATGTACGCCACGACGATAGGGAACGGCGCGAGGTCTTGCAACCGCCCGGTCGGGCTTTTTGCCTGCCAGCCGATCACCTCGCCCATTTCGACGGTGATCTTGGCACTCGGGGTTACTCTGCCTTTGGAGTACGAGACCGGGAAACGCCCCGCCCCGTAGTGGTTCTCGACAACTTGGTCGTCGCCGTACTCGATCGCCGTAATTCCGACGACAGGCACGCCCCCGACGGTCGCCGTGATGTCGCCCCACGAATGCGCCACGCCGTTAATGAGAGGGATAAAGTCCGTTGCTTCTGCCATTCAGCCGATTGGTTTATGCTTTTTTTGCAAAGCCGATTTTACATTTGATCCTGCGCAGCACTCCGACGCCTACCTGTTTGATGACGAACTCCAGCTCGGAAGTCGCCAACACGTCTTGGTCGGGGTCGATCTCTACCGACATGCCGCTCAACTCGCCCGCTTTCTGCATGTCCTCGAGCGGCTTGTTCGCAAGCTCGGTGAGGTATTCCACCTCGTAGGAGGCGAGCTGCCCGGTCTCCGCGTTCACGTAGAGCTCGCCGCCGAGCTTCGGGAGCAGGGCTTTACGAATGCCGCGAACCGCCTTGTCCATAGTGCGGACGTTCTCGATATAGGCGTAGTCGCTCACCGCGTCGTCCATTGTGTGCGAATCGTTGAAATACGAATCGGCGAAGCCGTCGTAAGTCACGAAAAACAGGTAACGCGAGACGTCGAGGTTCTCCACGATCGCCGTGTCGAGGTCGCGCAGCAGCGTTCCGTCGCCGAACGCGGGCAGGTCGATACCCGTCGGGAATTTCTCGACCGAAGCGATCGACTGGTGTACCGCCGCTTTGGAGGTGACACCCAGCCACACGCCCAGCCCCGAAACCGAGGCTTTGCCCGTGTTGCCCTTGTCGGCGTACAACTGCGCGCCGACACCCTTGCCAGCCTGTCCGATGATGACCGAGACGTTGCATTTCCCGGCTCCGGCGAGGCTCGACGGCAACGACGTGACGGAGGTGACTTTCGGCGCGTAACCAATCGAAAGCGGGCGGTCGTATTCCTGCAAATAGGTTGCGATGCCCTGTAACGCCGTGAGGTCGCCCGTCTCGAGCTCCTTGTGCCCGCACCACACCGCAACCTGCCGCAAGGAGCCGCCCGCGTAGTTTTGCAGGCTCTTGACCTCCGAAAAGGTATAGGTGCCGCCCGTAGGCTTGGCGAAAAGACCGACATACAGGCTGATGCCCGGATTGAGACGGTAAATTTCGCTCAAATGGTAGTGCAGCATTCGGATTTCCCACGCCGCCCCCTCGTCGCTGGTGATGCCAAGTTTCTCGGCGGTCTCGATCGAGGAACACGCCTGTATGCGGTTCTCGTCCGAGAACCCCTCCGGCAGAGCCGTCACGTAGGCGAGGAACCCGCTGACGTGATCCAGTCCTGCCGCCGTCTTGGGGATGTTGCCGTTGGTACGTTCAAATTTGATACTCTGCATTCGGCTATCTCTTTACAGGCGTCACCGCCTTGTTGTTGAGCGTGCGGGCATGGTTGTCCGCGTCGTTTCTCTCGTAGAACCCGCGACCGTCCGCCGTCATGTACACGACCGACATATCGGGGTTGCTTTTGAGCAGGGCTTTGCCGACCTTTTGCACGGCGTCCGAAACTTTCGGTTCCGTTTTCTTGGTCGGGGGTTTTGCTGCGGGGGCTGCATCGTCGGCAGCACCGCCCGGGGTCGGCTGCTCGCCTCCCGCCTGCGGCTGATCCGCCATGCCCTCCCCGGTATTGTCCTGCGGGGGTTCCTGTCCGGTCGGGACAGGTGCCCCGGTCTTGGTTTGCGGGGTCTCCGCCTTATCTTCTTTCTTTGCCATAGTCAAATGGTGTTTGAATGGTTTATAAATGCCGTTTAAGTTTCCACACCAGCCACACGAGCCCCGCCGCGACGACAAGCCCCCCGAGGGTGCAGAGCAGGCGTTGCAGGGGATTCAACCCCCGCCGCTCGCGGGTTTCGGTGTCTGTGTCGGTATGCGTGCTCTCCCCGCTGGTTTCCTGCAATTCCGTCTTTGCGGCTTCGTGGCTGCTCGATTCGCCGGATAGTTCCCGGTGCTCGTCGATCGTCTGCCCGGTGGTCTGTGTCTGCCGCCCCGCATCCGTCTTGCGCCGCGTTTGGGTGGTTTCCCGTTTGAGCGGCGGCGTCCCCGTGACGGGATCGGTCGGTTTCTCCGTGTCGTACTCCCGCACGGTGGTCGTCACCTCCTCGTTGCTCGAGAGCTCGGTCGTCGTCTCGGTGTCGGTCTGTTCGTGCCGATCACCGATAGCCTCCAAACTTTCGGTGCTGCTCGTCTCGGTTTCCTCCTCGTAATCGGCAGCGTGCTCAAGGTTACTTTCCGTCGTGCTCTGCGTCATCGCCGTCTTTGTAGCTGAGCAGTTCGTGAGAAACGGGGCAGTCAGCAGCGTGAGGGCAAAGAGAAATTTTGCCGACGGCTTTTTCCAGTCTTGAAACATTCGTATTCAGTCGTTTTACCTGCACCTCCAAAGGGCGCACGATGTTCTGCATGATGATTTCATTTCCGACACGCACGTTCTCCAGTTCCTTGCGGTTGGCATCCGCACGGGCGGCGGCAACCTCGGCGCGCAGCCTTGCGATCTCGGTGTTGTATTTTTGCCTCGTAAGTTTCGAGGCGAGCCACGAGGTGACAGGAGCCGCAGTAATGCCGATAATCGCCAACAACAACTCCGTACTCATTGCACAATACCGATAGATTTCAACCACGCGGGAACGTCGAACGAGGGGCACGCCTTACGCACGCCCGGCAGGTCGCGGTGCCCGACGATCTTCACCCGGGGATGCCGGGCGTGGAACGCCAGCACATACCGCTTCAAGGCTTCGAGCTGCTGCGGGGTGCGCGTGTCCGCCGGGGTGAGTGCCCTGTTGTTCTCGCAACCGCCAGCGTACACGATATGCCGCGACACTCCGTTATATCCGGCGGCTCCGTTCGTGATCTCCCAATCATCGACCCACGCATCCTCGTTGTTGGCGACAAGCCGCTCGACACTACCGTCCAAATGAAAAAGGTCGGTATATCCCACTTGCCGCCACCCTCTGCCTCGCGGTTGGGGAGCTGTGTGCCACGCCCGGATTTCGTCGGCTGTAACCTCGCGTCCTCGAGGCGTGGCGGTGCAATGGATAACCAAATATTTAAGCTCCTTTTTCATTTGTCGGGTGGTTTAGGATTACGCTGCTTTCGCGCTCACGATCGCGCCCATTGCCTCGTCTTTGAGGGGCAGGCAGATCGAATAGGTGCGGAAGCTGATGAGGTTTTCCTGCGTGGTCGGGTTGTTCTTTGCCTCCGATGCGTAGGTCTTGACGCTGCCGTTGGCTTTCATCATGCGCGTAGGCGAGAAAGCGATCGACGCCTGCATGTCCGTATCCGCCGGAACGGAACCGTAAGCGACCTTTTTCAACGTGGTAGCATTGTAGTACGGGCAATCGTCGTACTCGTAGATTTCAAAGCCCAGCACTTTGTTTACCTTGCCGCTCTCGGCATTGTAATACTGGTTGTAGAACTTCTGATCGTTTTCGAGCAGGTCGGCGACGTGATCGCTGCACAACACGAGGCAACGCCCCGCCTTGGGTACCTTGTTCTTGTCAAACAGCTTTTTAAGGCGCACAATGTCCTTGCGGGTCATAATCTTGCGACCCTCGGACACCTCGCCGCTCGTGAGGATCACGGGAGTTGCCTTGCTGTTCTCGTTCGGGGCGATCGCATGAATGGCGCGGGAGTATTTCTTCTCTGAAATAGCCTCCTTGTGGCGTTCGATAACCGTCGCCTTTTTGTCGTAAGAGAGCGAATACAGCTCGTCGTCGGTGATGCGCGTCGGCTTGGTCTGGTACTTGTCAAGCGTCACAGCCTTGTCGCCGTCCTCCAACTCCTCGATCTCCAGCGGGTACGAGGTATTGTTCACCAGCACGGTAGGATCGCCGCCGATATTCACGAAATGGATCACGTCCTTTTCGACGTACTGGTCGAAAGAGCGGATTTTGCTGTACCAGCCCAACCCCTCGGGGTCAGTGCGGAACGCTTTAATCATAAAGCCCGTCCACGCCTCGGTGTAAAGTCCGGCGCAGGCAGCTCCCGAGGGCATGAAACCGCCGCACAGCCCGGACAGGAAAGAGACGCCGTTCACCGCCAGCACACCGTACACGGGCTGAACCCCGAGCGCGGAGGCTCCGACAGCTCCGGCGGCGCAATTCACGGAAATCGCGCAGATAAAGCCCATAAGGGCAAAAAGAAACTTTTTCATTCTGTTAGAAAGGTTTTGAGTGTTACTTGTCGATCTTGGGGACATAGCCGAACTCGGCTTTGAAAAGTTGCAGGAACTTCTCCGGGTTTTCTTTTTCGAGCTTGCGGAGCTGCTCGTCGGACATGTCCGAGTATGCCAGCTCGACGCTCGCGCCCGAAGCCGCTCCGCCCGCCGGATTGATGAGCTGCGTCGGCTTCTGTACCGGGGTCAGCATGGCGATAGTCGATTGCAGGGTGTCGAAACCTGCCTTTTTGCCCAGCGTGATAAGGTGGTCGCGCTTGTCGGCGGTCGTCTTTCGTGCCTCGATAGCAGCATCGACAGCCGCCTCGATGCGGGCGAGTTCGATACAGGCGACGTCGCCCTGCAACTTGGTGATCGCGTTTACCGCGTCGTCCTCGGTAGCCGTTGCGGGCAACCCGAGGGTCAGTAGGATTTTGTTCATCGAAAAAAGGGTTTGATTGTTACCGTTGTTCTCTTCCGGGGCAGGCTCCGCCGCCGGGGAGTGTGCGTTTTTGAGGAGCGGGACGATCTCGCTGTCCGCGCCCGATGCCAGCCGCAGGATTTTACCGCTCGGCTCGTATAATTGCAGGGCGTCGTCGTTGGAACCGATGTCCGCAATGGAGACCTCGACGAGCTTCGAGCGCACGACCGTTGCACGGGATTGTCCCGGCAACAGGTACTCGGTCGCCGTGCTCAACTCGACGGGCTCCAGCCCCGCCGAACACATGCGGATAAAATCCTCCTCCCACTTGCGGGCGATCTCCGCCGCAAACGGGTCTTTCATGTCGAACACGGGGGTACCCCGCAACTCGTCGCCCTCGACGCGGATATTCTCGACGCGCCCGATCGGAGTGCTCTTGCCGTCGAAACCGCGCGTGTGCATGTAGAGGAGTACCGGGTTGCGCTTGTACTGCGTGAGGTCGATTCCCGGGGTAAGGACACGGGTGCCGTAGCTGTTAAGTCCGCTCGTGTTGATGATAAAGTCTTTTGCCATTCGTCAAAAAATAGGGGACGGCATTTTTCTTTTAAGGGCTCCACCGTCCCCGTCGGTCATACTTCTAAAAAGGGTTTTTGTAGCGGGAGGCGGACTCGAACCGCCGACCTCGAGGGAATGAACCTCGCGAGCTGCCAACTGCTCTATCCCGCGATATTG